TCGTAACGAAGTCAATCCTTACGGTAAGATTCCTTTTTATAGTTTCAATTGGCGCAACATCCCAGATTCTTTTTATGGCCAGGGGTTGGGTATTTTAATTGGTAGTGAGCAATTGGTTGAGCAAGGGGTAACGAACCTCGCACTGGACCTATTAGCTTATGGTTTGCAGCCAACTGCTATCCGTAAAAAGGGATTCAATACTCCTACTCAAGCTACGCGATGGAAACTCGGCGGTATCATTGACGTTGACGACGATGTTGATAAGTCGTTTAAGTTTCTTACTATGCCCCCGGTTCCTGGAGAGGCTTGGAATTTTATCAACCAAGCGAAATCAGATTCGGCTGGTTCGGCCGGCTCGAATGAATTAGTCGGTCAGGGCAATTCTTTATCTGGCGCTCGATCAACAGGTATGCGTTCCGGTACCGGAGCGGCGGCAGTCGTAGCGGCTAATGCTTCTAGACTCGATGGGCCAACAGAGCGGTTTATCCGTCAAGTATTCATCCCTTGGCTTTATGAAATCGATGAATTGAATAATCAGTTTATTCCTGCTTCAGTATTGCGGGATGTTCTTGGTGATGAACTCGGTAAGGAATTCGAAGTTGACCATGAAGAGTTTCGCAATGCCAAGATTGAATACGAGGTTCTTGCGGGCGCTCATCTAGGCCCGAAGAAAGAAATGGCGCAGGCGATTCCCTTCGTGCTCCAGCTCCTTAATAATCCTACATTCGCGCAGAATGTTAATGACGCCGGAATGATTTTCGATGGTCCAGCAATTTTTAAATCGTTGACTGACCTCTCTGGTTGGAAATATAGTCAGGATTTCCTTAGGAAGATGACGCCGGAAGAGAAGCAGAAGCACGATCAGAATTCTCCTGCTGCTATGCAGCAACGTCAGCAGCAAGCGCAGCAACAGGCACAGTTGCAGAAGTTCCAACAAGATCAGCAGTTGCAGGACGAGGAACAACTTGGCAAGGGGGCGAACGAAGTTTTGCGTCAGACGGTTGAACACGCGCTTACTTCTCCTGAAGTTGAAGGCACGCCAAGTGAAACCGGATTCGGTGATACAACCGCGCTTTAGATTGATAATAGAAGTTAAAGGATAATATAATGGACATGCTATGTTACGACGAATTAACTAATGAAGAAAAAATGCGACTGGATGGATTGAGTACACATCCCGGTTTTCCTGTTCTAAAGAAATTGATGGAGCATGCGTGCTGGAAGGCTACTCAAGAAGTTATTAAGTTAAGTCCTAGAACTGAACGTTTCGATCAAGTGTTAGCAGCTCTTCAACATGAAGCTAGGGCCATGAATGATTTTAGTTCTACTCTGATAAAGAGTATTCAAGCGCATAGTCAAGCGATTGAGATGCAGATAGAAGAACAGAAAGAAGCAAAACAAAGAACTCCTCGAAAAGGACTTCTAGTTTCACAATCCAATAAGGGACAATAAAATGGCAGAACAAATCGAAGTACAGAATCCTAATCCTGAAGTCACGCCTGCTCCCGAGTCAGAACCGCTAACTTTTGATAAGTTACGGAAGATGCCGATTGCGGACATTAAAACTTTGCGGTCAACCCCCCAAGGCCGGGAAGAGATATCTCGGGCAATGGCTGAGTATAATGCGAAGAGAGCCGCGCCAGCAGAAGAGACTCCGACAGCACCAGCTGGACCTACTCCAGAAGAAAAAGAAGCGGCTGAGAAGTTGGCCAAGGAAGCTGAAGAAAAGGCAGCAGCGGCCAAAGCTGTAGAAGTAGCTAAGGTCGAACAAGAAGCGGAAGAAGAGAAGCTTCGGTTGATTGCAGAAGAGGTAGCTAGACCGAAAGAAAAGATTATTTTAGATTATCAAGCTACAGACGATAAGGGCCAACCGATCGGAAGCCGTACCCATCTTGAAGCGGATACGCAGGAAGAGCTTCTGGAAAAGATGAAGAACGCGCATATCAATGCCGTCAGGTATGCCGATCGCATGAAGCGGCATGCACAGCGGAAGCCTGAGTTTAAGCAGCCAGAAGTTCCTATCAAGATTATGACTGAAGAGGAATTGGCTGCTGTTCAGAAGGACATCAATTCAACGGATGAAGTCGCGGCTACTAAGGCCAAGATTGCTTTTGAACTTAATGAGGCTCGTAAGTCCAGATTGGAAGCACGGATGCAAGAAGCGCGAAATAAGGGCGCAGCAATTGGTTTGGAGTTTCGTAAACAGCATCCTGAGTTTAATTCTTGTGAAGCTAATGGCAAAATCCTCGGTGACTATCTAAAAGATAACAACCTTGAGTTCACATTGGACAATCTTGAGATCGCTTACGCGAATACGGAGACGCAATTGGCGTTGCCAGTTCAGGTTAGTTTTGAGCCGGAACCAAAGCCTGAATCGATTATAGTCAGAGAAGAGGTTAAGCCGACCCCAGCGGTTGCTCCAACGCCTGAGCCGGTTGTTGCGGCTCCTGAGCCTGTAGCAGAGGTAGTTCCTGAAGTCGTTGAGCCTGAGGTTGTTCCGGAAGTAGCCCCTGTAGCGCCTATCCGTAAGGCTCCAGCCGGCGGTATTGAGCCGGGCAGTCTACGCGGTGCGCGTCCGAAGAGCACTGGCATGACCAAGGCTGATTATTACAAGATGCCCTTGGCTGATTTTAAAAAGTTCCTGAAAACACCAGGCGCTAAAGAAAAATTAGCGGCTGTTGGTATTCCCTGGAAGTAAAGATTTCCCTAATATAAAGAAAAATAATAAATGATTAAACTTGTACGGGCTTGATCGCCTGTACCAATGAAAAACTTAAAAGAAGGTTTTATTATGAGCGGTCCTAACCCCTCAGCACAAAATGTGGGAAATGTCCTCACGGCACAGGCTATCCTGTTCGATAAGGAACTTATCCCCAATTTGAAGGGCGAAACCGACGCATTCGTTGCCGCAGCCGAAAGGCGCGTTCAACCGCTTAACATGGGTATCAATCGTACTTTTTTCCAGTACAATACCCTCGGAGCGGATTTGGCGCAGTCTGCTGATGGCACGGTCGGTTCTCCTGAGTTGATTTCACAGATTAGTGCACCCGCCCAAGTTGGCGAGTTGGTCATTCTGCTCGCCTAAGAAAAATACTTGACTATATCGGTGGATCTCTGATACAATATAAGAAGTAAATCAGACAATACCGAGGAAAGACAGACTTGAAACTTACTAAAGATAAATCAAAGTTAGCATATCTCGCTGGATTAATTGATGGGGAAGGATACTTTTGTATCAGTAAGACAACAGCACATGCTTATACTGGAGTAGAATATCCAGCTTTTGATTTACAAATAGGGGTTGCCAATACATCGGTAAAATTAATGAAATGGTTGGTTTCGAATTTCGGCCAATCGTATCGTGCGTTATCTCATAGAACAAACACATTCGCAAAGAGGGTGTGTTATCAATGGAAGATTGAGAGACGAGAGAATCAAGAACTTTTTATTCTTGCAATTCTACCCTATTTAGTAATTAAGAAAGAGCAAGCGAAGTTGGCGCTTAAATATATTCGGCTACCTAGGATTGCTCCTGCCGACCGTATGGATTTGCATCTTCGTATGAAAGCTCTTAACAAGCCTGAATCCGTAACGACTAATACGTCAAGCACTCAACTCTCAACTGAGTGAAGATAGAGTCTGATCTCATAGGTGACTATGAGTGTGTATCTGTGGTGACACAGAATACCTAAACACAAATAGGAATAATTACAGTAACTTCAGCTCTTTCTCTATCGCCTCTGCTATCGACGAACTTGTCGGCAACAGCGCGGTTGAATTGGGCTATCAGGCAGGGCAGTCGATTTCCGAATTGTACAGCGCCGTGGCGGATTCCGCTTCCGGTGTTGATGCGAACGTAAATCAGTCGGCTTTGCTTGCTGCACCTTATACGCTTGACCTCGCCACATGGCGTGAACTCAAGCAGCAATTGGTTAGTCACAACGTTCTTCCCTGCAAGATGGGGAAGTTTATGGGCGTGATCTCGCCTAACGTTTTGGGAGATATTTACAACGCGACGACCGTGAACAACGCGATCGTTGATTTGTTTAAGTTCTCCAATCTCGAAAAGTTTGACAAGATGGCAGGTTCTGACCAGAAGGCGGAAATCGAACTTCCTGGTACGAACGTTGTTATCCGTCAGACTCCTTTCGTGACGACTACCGCTGGTTATAAGGGTGGTACTTCTACAGCGTATCGTTCCTATATGTTCGGGAACTATGCGATGATCGGCGTGTGGCTTGAAGTTCCGGGCGACACGGATTTGCAGGAAGGCGATTGGCGTACGATTGACTGCCGCGTTGTTACTGACGCGCCGCCGTCTTCGTTCGATCCTACCGCCACGATTGGTGGATGGTGTTCGTATCGCTTCCATTAAAGATGGTTTGGTGGAAGTAAAATCTTCTCTGATTGACTCGAACGGTGAGAATCCCAACGAGGCGCAAGCGAAAGCAGCGTGAGAGACTAAGCGAGAAGACATTCGAAAGAATGGTGCAATAGTCCGACCATTAGGGAAATGAACCTAATGAAGTTGACGGAAACGATCAACTCTATCGAAAGATAGTAACAAAGATTTGGAAGCGTGTCGCAGACCGTGACGCTTCCCCCGGCAACCGGATTAAATACTTGTAAGGGTTCCAATTAGCGAAATCTAATTGTAGACAATTCTCTCTGATTGACTCGAACGCTGAGATGCTAACGAGGCGGAAGCCGTAAGGCACCGTGACAGACTAAGCGAGAGAACGCCCC